GGACAGATCAGGACATGGATACGGCTTATCGAGTCCTGAGCCAGGATGAAACGCTGAAGAGGATGCCGACGCCGGCCGCTTTTCTTTCCGCTTGCGGGATTCCTAAGGTCTACCGGGATGGGACGAGGCCAGAGTGAATGTGGATATACCTACCTATCTCAGTTTCTTCAGCGGCATCGGCGGACTCGACCTTGCCGTCCGACTCGTTGCTCCAGAGGCTCGTTGCTGCGGCTATGTGGAGATCGAAGTTCCTGCGGTTGGCATCTTGGCGGCGCGCATGGAAGAAGGCTCCTTGGATGCGGCACCTGTCTGGAGTGACATTAGAACCTTCCCAACAGGACTCTATCGTGGCCGAGTGGCTGGAGCGGTTTTCGGTTTCCCCTGCACGGATTTGTCTGTCGCAGGAAAGCAAGCGGGCCTTGAAGGCGGAACCCGAAGCGGACTCTTCTACGAAGCCATGCGAGTCGTTCGCGAGGTTGGATGTGAATGGTGTTTTCTTGAAAACGTCCCTCCAGTCCTCGCTTTTCCCGCAGGACATTCCGTATTGCGAGAACTTGCCGAAAGCGGGTTCAATGCGGAGTGGGTATCTGTACGAGCGTCCGATGTTGGCGCTCCGCACAAGCGGGAAAGAGTCTTCATCTTGGCCACCGCACGAGCGGAGGACTCAGAGTCCTGCGGGAATCATCAAGGCGTGCAGGATTCACTGGGGGGCAACGCGTAATTGGACAAGCCCAAACGCCAGAGATGCCGACAAGTGGCACAACCGAAGCGCAGAGGATGGGCACCAGCAGAACCTAAGCGGTCAGACGCACAACTGGGGAACGCCAAGAGCCAACGATGCCGAGAAACGAGGAGCGATAGCAGGGGACCCAAGGAATGGAATTGTGGGACAGGCAGCGAACTGGCGTACTCCTGATACAAGAATGGACCATCCATCAGGTCCACGCAAAGACGCTAAGCAGCGGCAATTGACATTGGCGGATCAAATAGAACGAGGCTTGAATGAATAACTGGAGCACGCCACATGCGCACAACTCGCAAGGCCAACCGTGATCAGGACTCAAAGAACGCGGCGGCCGTCACCGGGATCTTGTCACGGAAGCAATGGCCTACACCGAACACACCATCGGGGGGGGGCAATTTGATGGCCACTCCTAAGCACACGGGCGGAGTCGATCTGGAAGGAGCAGCAGAACTATGGCAGACACCAGCAGTGGACTCGTTCAGGAGCAGGGGCGGCGACCGCAAGGACGAGATAGGATTGGACCAGCAAGCGCGAATTGCCTGGGTCACGCCAGCTTCACGCGACTGGAAGGGCGCGAACTCGGAGATCCACGTAACGGAAACCGGGGGGGGGCAGACGCCACATGGATCAACTGAGCAACCAAGTCGAGCACTCTTTCCTCCCGGACCAGCAGACCGAGACGCTTGGAGAGACATCATCGCAGACCGCCCCGACCTCGCGCCGGCGGTTAAATACGAAGTTTGTAGCGTGGCTGATGGGATTGCCCGAGGGTTGGACTTCACCCGCCCCGATCAACTCCGCGGACTTGGAAACATGGTCGTCCCACTCTCGGGAGCACTTGCGCTCCTTATTCTTCTCAATCGAGACACCGAAAGGTAGTAAGTGAAAGCAGATCTCCAGATAGACGGGCTACCTGCCAACATCGACGCCGAGAAGACCATACTCGGGGCGATCCTGCTCGACAATTCCGCCCACGCCGAATGCGCAGAGAAGCTGACGGCAGACGATTTCTTCCTCGACTCGCACCGCCGCATCTTCCTGCGCATGACTGAGTTGATGAACGAGCAGCGGGCCGTGGACATTGTGACGCTGGCCAACGAGCTATCCAAGAACAAGGAAGTGGAGTCGATTGGCGGAGTGGCTTACCTGGCGTCGTTGACTGAGGGGTTGCCGCGCCGGCCGGTCATCGAAGAGTACATCCGCATCGTCAAGGACAAGAGCATGCTGCGCCGACTGATGATCTTTTCCTCGCAGGCAATGTCGCGAGCCGCCGATCAAGAGATGCCGGCGCTTGAACTCGCTGGTCGGATGATAAAGCAGATCGAGAAACTGGTAGAGCCTTCGATGCAGTCAGGTAGCGCACTGGCAAGCACATTCATCGTCGAAACATTGGCGGACATTGACCGCGAGTACCAGACAGGGACAAGCCCGTGTATCCCATCGGGGAATGCGTGGTTCGACGCGAAGACAGGAGGGGGTTACAGACAGTCAAACATCACGCTCATCTGCGCCAGGCCGAACGTCGGAAAAACGCCATTCGCCGTCATGAGCATCGCTCACAATCTCAAGTTAGGTCGCAAGTGTGTCCTGTTTTCGCTGGAAAAGAAGAAAGAATCTATCCTTCGAGATTTGATTCCCTACTTCGTCAACGTCCCGAACCGCGTCGTCAACAACGCTTGGATGCAGACTCCAGAGCAGAATCGACTCATTCACGATGGTTTTGAGGCACTGGCAGGTTACAGCAACTTACTCAGCATATACGATCAGAAGATGGACCGGGAACAGATTTGCTGGGCCATTAAGCGCGAATCAAAGGGAGGACAAGAGGTCCTCTTCGAGATAGACCACTTCGGCATGATCAAAGGATCAGGACGCGGAGAAGATCCAGTCGAGCGCGACAACCTCACGTCGGCGTCCATCCGAGACACAATCAAGGACACTAAAAGCGCAGTGGTAGTCCTGCGGCAACTTAGAAAAGTCGCTCGCGAATTTGCAGACAAGGCACCCACTCCCGACGACGTGAAAGGTTCGAGCAACGCATGGGAGGACGCCTTTGCTGCTTTGATCATCCATCGTGAAATAGATGGCGAAACCAAACGTATGTCGCGAGTCACGAAGCTCAATCTTGCCAAGCTTCGGACTGGTGGCTCAACTGGATCAGCGGATGGTAACTTCAACGTTCAGAATCTTTGCTTCGAGACCGAAGCGGAACTTGAGTACGAAGGAAACGACTACTATGCCTGAACAACAAAAGGTCTACACCGTTGATGAACTGATGTCCATGATACGAGAAAAACTCAACTCAGAAAGGAAAGCCAGTGCCGATAAAAAGGAAACCGAAGACGCCGGGGAGCGGAAGGCCGTCTGATGCCGTAATGGATGCGTATGCTCAACAGTACGGTTTATCCGTGAAGCAAAAGACGCTCCTCAACCGCTACATAGCTCAAGTGTCACTTTGCCAGAGCGACGAAGCGCGCCGATTGCTGTTAGGTGTGAGCCGGAAAGAAAAGGCGGCATGATCGCCCGTAGGACTCCACTGAAACGCTACACGCCAGTACGCAAGAAGCGGCCAGGAGTACGCAAGGGGCAGCCGACCAGCGCGGAGAAGCAAGCGGCCAGGGTAATATGCTACTCGCGCGCCAATGGCATGTGCGAGCTTCACAACGGCCCTCACTGCCTCGGATATGCGCCGCTCGACGCGACGGAAGACGATGACCACCAAGGACAACTGAGCCATCTGAAGTCAAAGCAACGGTTCGGATGGTTTGAATCAGAAGAGACGGGCCAGAAGCATCGCTGGAGTTGTTGGAGATGCCACCAGTTTGAACATCAGCACGGGACCAAACCACACATCGAAAGGAAAGATCATGAAGTATGAAGAGTTTCTGGAGTCCAAAGCACAATACGGGGGAGATGCTGGATTCAAAGCTATCTCTATTCCTGATATGCTGTTCGACTTCCAAGGCGATACGGTTGAGCGGTCCCTGCGGAGAGGGCGCTCATCTATCTTCTTCGATTGCGGACTTGGCAAGACTCCGATGGAATTGGCCTGGGCTGACAACGTGGTTCGCCATACAAACAAGAAAGTCCTGTATATCACTCCGCTAGGCGTGGCCAAGCAAACCATCCGCGAGTCTAATAAGTTCGGCATCGAAGCGCACCGCTCAAATGATGGGCATCTCATCTCTGGAATCAACGTCACCAACTATGAGAAGCTCCATCGTTTCAATCCGAACGACTTCGCCGGCGCGGTGTGTGATGAGTCATCATTCATTAAGGCCATGAACGGCAAGCGGCGCGCACAGGTTACGGAGTTTCTGCGCACGCTACCTTTCCGCCTGCTGGCCACGGCAACAGCCGCCCCCAACGACTACGTCGAACTTGGAACATCCTCCGAAGCCTTGGGCGTGATGGGTCAGATTGACATGCTCAATCGCTTCTTCAAGAACGACCAAAACACCAGCGACACACGCACGATGATTCGACGCGCGCCAAACCAAGGCGTTCCAGTTAGCGCAGGATGGCGATTCAAGGGACACGCCGAGGAACCGTTCTGGCGTTGGGTTTGCTCATGGGCACGAGCGGCCCGCAGACCGTCCGATGTCGGACCATACTCTGATTCTCGCTTTGTTCTGCCACGACTCATTGAGCGCGAGCACATCGTAGAAACGCGCACACTCCCCGATGGGATGCTCTTTCCGCTGGCGGCAACCAACATGCAAGAGGAGCGCGAAGAGCGCCGCCGCACCGTGCAGGAGCGCTGCGAAATGGCTGCTTCTTTGGTGTCTGGAACTGGCAAGCCTTTTGTGATTTGGTGCCAGTTGAATCCTGAAGGCGATTTGCTTGAGCGCATGATTCCTGATGCCGTTCAGGTTTCAGGGTCAGACAGCGACGAAGAGAAGGAAGAGAAGTACGAAGCCTTCGCAAGCGGTCAGGCTCGCGGCATCATCACAAAGCAGGTTATCGGCGGATGGGGGCTCAACTGGCAGCATTGCGCCCACGTAGTAGAGTTTGCGACGCATAGCTTCGAGCAGCACTATCAGGGTGTTCGCCGCTGCTGGCGTTTTGGACAAACACATGATGTAATCAACGACCTGATAGCAACTGAGGGCCAACGCGGAATCAAAGAGAACTTGCGGCGCAAGCAGGTTGCCGCCGACAAGATGTTTGACGAACTGGTACGCCACATGAACGAGTCAGTCCGCATCGAAGGCGGATACAAATTCGAGAAAGAGGTAACAACGCCATGCTGGTAATCGATCAGAAAATCACAGACAAATACGCGATTTACAACGGCGATTCAGTAGACATGCTCACCGCTTTGAAGGATGAGTCAATCCATTTTTCCGTCTACTCGCCTCCCTTTGCAACAGAGAACGGAGGGGCACTTTACCATTACAGCTCCTCTGACCGCGACCTTTCCAACTCTCGGACCTATGAGGAGTTTTTCTCTCACTACGAGTTCATCGTGCGAGAGATTCACCGGGCCACGTTGCCAGGGCGCATGACCGCCGTGCATTGCATGGATGTGCCAAACAGCAACAGCGGAAACGGAGACTCCTACACCGACTTTCCCGGCGACATTATCCGGTTGCATGAGCGGTGCGGATGGAGAATGGCTTCCCCTCGCATCTCGATTTGGAAGGAGCCGCTTGCCGTCCGCAACAGGACCATGACTAAGGCGTTGGCCCATAAGTCGATTGTGGAAGACTCCTGCAATTGTGCTGTAGCTGGGGCCGACTATCTCCTGATCTTTCGGCGATCAGGAAAGAATAAAATCCCTGTCACTCACCGTCACGGCCTCATCAACTACGCCGGGACACGCAAGGTTCCGAAAGAACTTCTCAAGTACAAGGGGTGGACTGGAAACCAGATTGAGAATCGGTATTCGCAATGGATATGGAGACAGTACGCTTCGAGTGTATGGGACGACATTCGCGGCAACATGGGTGACCGCAAAGAGAAAGGCGTATTGCCCTACCGCGAGGCCCGCGAAGAGGAAGACGAGAAACACTTGCATCCCCTTCAATTGGACGTCATTACGCGCGCCGTGGAGCTTTGGTCGAACCCTAGCGAAACGGTTCTCACGCCGTTCATGGGAGTTGGTAGCGAAGTTTGTGCCTCACTCATGAGTGGTCGCCGGGCGATTGGTTGCGAACTCAAGCCGAGCTACTACCGTCAGGCCGTGCGCAACGTGGATGAGGTAGAAAAGAACGGATGGCACGACGATAGCGGCCAGGAGATGCTTTCTTTTCGTGAAGAGTTCGATGCCCCCGTAGAAGAAGATCAGGACTCGGAAGACTCATCTGAAATGTACCTATAACCCAACACCCCGCAGGACTCAATCGAGTTTCTGCGGGGTGACGTCTTTCTCCCAATCAAACTTCGCTGGCATCAAGATTCCCTGCTCTGTGCCGCCCTCATGCTTTGTGAACGTGATAATTCTTCCCTTGCTGCCCGGCTTCAACTGCCCATAAGCTCCCAGTAGATTGCCGGTGATGACCTTTGCGCGCTGCCGGGTGTCACTCAGATAGTCCTGAAACAGTTCGGCAATATTCGCATTGCGTCCAAGGTTCGAGAGCGTGATTTTCTTGATTTGCGAACCCGGTACGCGCACCTCGCGCAAAGGCCCATTCACTGCGATGTAGAACTTCAGCGAACTGGGAGCATAGGGGTTTCCGCTCACTTTCTTGCGACCGCGAATGTCGTAGATGATGCCGTTGTAGGTATCGCCGTTGATTTCGATTCTGAGTCCTGTTCCCATTCGGAAGTCGTTCAGGATCGTCCGCGACCATTCCCTAATGCGCTCAGTCCGCTCAATGATGTGCGGCGCTTCCATGGATGCGATGTACGGCTTGAACAGGCCCTCAAGGTGTGCGCTCAATGCCCGCGCATGGTACGTGTCCCGCTGCCATGGTTCGTACTTCATGAGATCAGGACCATAAGTCTGCTCGATCAGCGTTTCTACCTCTTCCGGGGTGTACGACTTGCCTTGACGCTTGATTGAGTAGGTCCCAAAGATGGCATCTTCACCGAACGGCGACGAAGGGTCTGAGCCAACGTAAATGACATGCGAGGTCTTCTGCTCTGCATCGAAGTCGTAGGTTTTGGGCTCAAGGTCATTCTGCCCGGTTTCGTCAAGATACGCGATGTAGTCCGTATAGCTCTCGGTGATCGTCTCCATAAACTCGCGCTGCTCTTTGACGGGTAAGAGTGCTGAGCGTCCTGTTGCCGTGCGCGCCAGGTCTTCCTCTGGTGTACCGCCTTCCTCTTCCGACTTGTCCATCGTGAGCCCCATGAGTCGGGCAATCTGCTCGTTTTCGTGCAGCCACTCCGCGACGATCTTGTCGCCGTACTTGTTCATCATGTCTGGTGCCTCAATCGACATTGCGGAGCGAGTGTTGCTTGACGTGTTGGCGTTCAAGCTCTTCAGTTTCTTGGCGAGGCTGATGGCTGGGCGAATTTCGGCGGGGATGGCCAGGGAGAGCATCGTGTACCGTGGCAGGACCATCTGGCCAGTCCTGTTGCTGCGTCCAAGGATCTGCATGAACACGTTGACGTCGCCGGCCGGTTGCGCGACAATCATGTGCCGCTGGTGCTGATCTTTGAATTTCTCTGAGGCGTGGAGGCTGATTCCCGTCGATCCAGCCTGGTTCAAGATGAGGCAGTCAACGCCGCCATTATTAAACAGGCTGCCGGTCCGCACGCGGTCCTTGCGCTCGATGGACGGGACCGAAGACAGGACCGGGACGGGACCCGCATAGTTGATTCGGTAGGAGCGGCCAGTGATCTCTGCCACGGTAAAGCCAGCTTGCGTGATGCGAGTCCTGATCCAGTCGATAGGCGACACTGGCAACGTCACCGCAAGGGCGTCCATCAGCCTCTCAGCCTCCCGGTACTTCGCTTCTGTCTCGACGTACAGCCGATGGCGCGGGAACTCTTGGCGGTCATTGCCCATTGAGGTCTTGATGGTATAGTGGAGGGTCCTGTCGAGCGCGCGCCTGAGTATGGTGGACCATGAGAGTTTATCAAGCACTTCACCCTCGCTCATGTTCTCAGCGCTCACATAGCTGTCGAGGAATGCACCCATCGTGCTCTCAAGGGCGACAATCGGCTTTTCCCCGCGTCCGAGCGCTTCGATGGCGCAATCCGCCGCAGCGTCCGACTTCAAGGCCAGGAGGAACTGCTTCACGATGTTGTGGACGATGGCGCTGAACTTGTGATGGTAAATCTTGATGCGCCGCTTCTTGTATTGGAGTCTCAGCGTCTCGAAGTCGTTCTGATGATAGTCCTGATCTGCTTTGAAGATGGCCCGCAGGGCCTCCGTCACATCGTCGCATACCTGCTCTTGATAAAGCTGATTTCGGTCGTCAATGAAGTTCAGGATGCTGATGCCTTCAAAGGACCGCTCACGGCGCACAAGCTGGCCGGTCTGAGCGAGTTGGTGGCTCACGACGGTCTGTAGTGGTGGACCACCGGCGCGGATGGCGTCAGAGACACGCTGGTTGTCGGGAATGGCAATCGAGATGTCCGTCTTGGTGGCGTAGAGCGTCATGTTGTCCGGCCGCTTCGCCCACGTTGCCGACAGGAACATCACGCCGTGCGCCGCTGGAAGAACCTCTTGGAAGAACGCTCCCGTGTTCGACTCATCGCCGCCGGCATTGTGGGACTCGTCAAGGATGAAGACGGCTTTCGGCGCCAACCGTCTCAGTGCCTCCTGCTGGATGTTGATCGTATTGATCTGCGAATAGGTCAAGTACACGGCATTGCGGCCGCGGGGAAGTTCTCTGGACTCGGATATGCGGGTCAGGACTCCCTTCATACTGCTCTTGTTGGCGAATATTTTGCGTCCTGTTGCCTGTTCGGTTATCGACGCTCCGGCATTGAAGAGCAGCGGCCAGACGCTCGGGCCGAAGCCAATGTCGTCAAGATCGCGCTGGAAGTCGGTGAAAAGGGTATCTGTGTAGGTGACGAAGATCGGCATAAGGTCATGAAGGATCGTCCACCGGCAGACGGCCGCCGCTACTCTGCCCTTTCCAACGCCGGTCTGATCCGCGCACACCAGCGCCTTTTGTTTCCTGATTTGCCAGATAGCCAATGCAATGGCGTCTACCTGGAGGCCCATGAAGTAGCTCTGCATCTCCTTGACAGATGGGTACTCCAGCTCGCGGGCCACGAACTCGTCCAAGTCGCCAACCTCGCCCCGGACACGTTCCATGGCTTCCCGCATCGGCTCTTTCATCGACCGCGGGCACATCACCGCTTCGTCTTGGAGGCTGGAAAGTGAGGTGTAGACCTCTTGATAAGCGTTCAGGTTCTCGACAGGACGCTGAATCCTGGTCCTGCGGTTGAGGAGCAATAGGCGGGTTGATAAGTCGATCATTTCTGCATTATAAATCAGATTTTGCTTCACTTTTGACTATTTATCAAAAAGAAAAGGCCACCCTGAAAGGTGACCTCATCTTTGCTCTGGCTACTACCGCAATCCTCCTGTTGTTAAATTTGACTCCTAAGGGGTGTGCCGCGCGATGGCGGCTCCAATGTCGAAAACGTCTCCAGCGTGCTTGATGGGTTGCTGCCACCACGGAACAGGACGCAAATAGTCGGCCCGCGCCTTGTCTGCTACTTGTTGGAAGTCTATAGCAATGGCGTTGCCGTGCGCAGTGACTCCGGCCAAGTTGTCCAGCATCTCGCCCACCGCTTTGCGCTTCAGCGTGTCGTTCAGCGTGTCCGTGGTGGCCTGTAGGGATGCGCCATTCGCCGTGAGTTGCGCCAGGAGCGGCTGTGCGGCGGCGATGGTACGTTTCCCTTCTCCCAGCGTGTCGGTCGCGGCATTGAGCGTCCCTGTGGCCGCATCCGCTGTTTTATTCAGGTGGCCAGCGGTGCCTTTGACGGATTCTCCCACCGTGCCCATCGTTCTTGCGGTTGCATCAATAAGCTGGCCGGTCTGTTGCACTTGCTTCCCGCTTGCCGTGGTGATCTTGCGGATATCATGAATCGCCTGGTTCAGTTCGCATATTGGCCCGTCAGGAAGAAGGTGCCCGTCCTTGTCTACAGAGGCACATGGCCGGCGAATGAAGTCCAATAGGGCAGTCGTGGATTCCACTGCGGGCTTCGTGGGGCCAGGAGCAGAATCGCCCCATTTCTCAATCGCGGTATAGGCCACTCGCGTCAGGCCAAAGCACCCGTAGACAGAAAGCGCCGCGAGAGTGATGGCCCCCGCGGCGATTGCGACTTTGATGGTAGTGTTCACGCTCATGTGGCTTTGTCGATTCCTGTGATTTTTGCGATGACAGCGCATATCGGTTTCAATATGCGCTGCCACAATGTCAGTTTGGGTTGAGTGTCCATGCTAGGCGGTCGTTGTCGAGGTCGCTGTATCTGCGGTGTACAGACTCTCGATTTTCTTCGCGATCACGTCGAGCTCGGTCAACACCTTGGTCAGAGTTGCAAGAGTATCGGGGTTGCTGATATGGCCAACGGCGGCCAACGCCTTGAGGTTGGCAATGATCGCATCCAGATAGCTCGATATTGTTCCCGACGCGCCGGTATCATACAGCGCTGCCTGGAGAATCTTGATGTCGGATCGAACCTCGGTCAGCACCTTGACGGCTTCTTCCTCTGCGGCCATACCCGCCAACTTCTCCACGATGATCTCGATCAGGAGGCTGGCGTAGCTGAGAACGTCATCGATGACCGAAAGTGCGGTAGGGGCCACTTTCGCAACCTTGGTAAGTTCCTTTTCGATCCAAACTGCGGTACTCTTGGCCGCGCCTGTAATGCCGCTGAAAATGCTCATGGTGTCTTGCGCCTCCTTGGCGCTACTTGTTTGCGTCACCGGGAAAGGTGGCGCCAGGGTTGTTGATTGTGGCGTTGGGTCCTGTGGAGTTGCTGGTTGCACTTGCGTGACCGGCAAAGGCTCCGAGGGCACCGCTGACGAGATTGGATGCGATTGCGAGGACGGCGGTTCCAACTGCGACCGGGTCCGGGTGAAAAAGGACGGCCAATGCAACGATCACCCCCAGAACTGCGAGTAGAACTGCCCAAAACGGCTCGGGAATCTTCATAGCGTTCCCTTTCCGCTGCAAACGCAGCATTTTATATGCTCCTGAATTTCTTCTCGATGGCCGACTTCAACCCAACCTTTACCGTCGCAAAGAGAACAAAAGCGCTTCCAAAACAGATTCCTGATAAACCAAATCATATTGGAATCAGGATACACCAAACATCTTTAGCCATGCACGAACATTGCAGCATCATCGTGTGCGCGGGACCCTACCTGAGTCGCCCACTTTGATGCGAGCGCTTGTGATGCCACCTCTTCCCAGTCCTGATTCCTAACGGCGATAATCATGTTGTGAAATTTGTTGAAGCTTCCCTCGCCCATGAATGCCATATCTACGAGGGCAGATTGGCGCGGAATCGAATATGAGGTGAAATCTGCAAAAACCTTCGACAGCCACTCGACTGCGGATATGATGCACTGCGAAAGTATCTGGTTGCACTGCTCATCGGTAAGTTCTTGAGTCCCGTTGAGCAATGCCTGATAGTTCGCACCGGCTCTTTCCACTACGGCTTGCGCTCCAGGCTGCTCCAGGTTAAATCCCACGCCGATGGTCCTGATCCCGAGCGTGTCGGCGTAGACCTTCAGCCTCTTCCCTTCATGCTTGATTAGCAATGGGGTTACAGTTTCGATCAAAGTGTCTGGCATATAAACCTTCCTTATGATCCGGTAGTTAGAACGGAAAACCGACGGCGAGCCAAATACAGAACAAAGTGAAGGTGGTCAGCCAGATAGCTGCGAAAGTGTACTTCATAACTTTACTTCCAGCCAACTTGTGATGGAGGTTGAGCCACCGCCGTCAACCTGTGTCGCCGTAACAGAAAAGGTTGCTCCTGGAGGAACCAAGAATGACACTCCCGCTATCCCGCTGCATTGGTTGTACACCCCGTTACCGTAGCCCTGGAATCCATTAACCGTGAAGCTGATCTCTGCATCAGCCCCCGAACATGAGCCAGTCTCAGTCATGCCCACTTCTTCCATCACCGGCCTATCGCTCGAATTGGTATACGTGGACCCAGAGTGATAAGTCGAACCGCCAGCGCACACAGCGCTCAAGCAATTCAGTTGTGCAACTGAACTGCTGCTGCTCACTGAGGTAACTCGCCCTTGTGCGTCCGTTGTAATCGATGAGGGGTTGGCATAAGTTCCAGCCGTACCAGTGTTTGGGAG